GCTAAAGAGAAACATCATGCGGCCTCCGACTCGGGCAAAACCTTACAGTCCCAAACATACTCGCTTTGGTTTTCCACCCCGACAAATTCCAAGTCACGATCTTGGCGCAAACCCCAAATGAAATCGGGGTCGCTTTCAGCATCCGGCACAAGGTTTCCATAAAGATCAAAGTCCGCTCCAAACCGGTCTTTATCGTGCGGGTCGGACAAGTCTATCTCAGCGACGTGCGTCTCTAAGTTAACTTGCTTGATTTCAATTCTAATTTTCATTGGTAAATTTCTCCGTGGTTTTGCGATTGATGTGGGATGTGACGAAAGCGATTCCGGCGAATATCACGAATCCCGTCCACGCGATAATCAGATAGTCAACGGCAAAGCCGGTAATGGCGTCATACTCCATGTCTTAGTTCCTCCGTAAGGTTTATAGACTCTTCTCTTATATGCGACCTTATCGGACATATCAACCCCATAATTTCGTCCCAGTTATAGGGCGCTTCGACAAACAGGTCTGGCGGGCAGTCGGTGCCTTCCATCCTAACGTCGATAGATTTAGACGCGTGATAAACTCGAACGGTATCGGTCTGCTTCGCTTTCGACTGGCGGACCAGTATCCACGCGCTACCGTTCTTGTGCAGGTCCAGCCACGTAACTTGATGCGGCGATAGCTCCACGGCCCTGCCACCAGTGTGCTTCAATTCGACAAAATGAAAGAGCCCTAGCTCGTCCTGAATTACAACGTCAGGAACCCCGGGCGTCGCCCACGTCTCCAGCCTCGTCATCGTCAGTTTCCGGCTGCTCTTCGATATCCCCTCCTTCATCGTCTTCCACAAGCCGCTCTCGCGCTTTGCTGCGGTTTGCGGAATTGTCCGGCTCTTCGGGAGTGATGTCGATGGTAATCGGGGCATAGCTTTGTTTTATATCCTCTAAGGCTTTCAGTACTTCGTCCTTAGACATGGAATCTATCGATCCATGTCGAATCTCACTTTTGCTGACGTAGATGTCGCCCTGCGCTTGACCCCGCCGATACTCAGCTTGGACCGCCGCGCTATACGCGCCATTTTGCAGCGCCATGTCTCGGATCGTTTGCAGGTCACGTAGGTGCCGTTGATAGGTAACTCCGAATTTAACGTCTAGCTCGTCCCGGTAAGCTCGAATAGCGGCTACAACGTGCGGAGAGCGGTCAGGGTTCGTAAGTTCATACGCTCGGCTATGTGCGCTGCTGGCAGGGTAGCCCGCGTTTATAGCGGCCTCCCTTAGCGTGATCTGCCCGTCCTTGCTGACTAGTTCTTTTACAAACAGTTCCTGCTTGCGGGTCAGGGTGGTCTGGGTGCTGACCTTTTTCCGGCCCCTCGTTTCAACCCAATCCGGGTCGTCAGATTTGCGAACAGTCTTGCGCGGCATAGCGGGTATCTTTCAACAGTTAATCTGCACTAGTCTTGCCACAAAACCTCCCTTATATATAGGGCCAAAATCAGATTTTTTTCGAAAACAAACTGCTTGCGCGGGTCATATCGGATATTCCATGGAACCCATGGAACCTTTTTGGCTCTCCATGGAACCTCTTTTATCTTTGGTTCTCAGTGAGTTACGCGAAAAGGTTCCACGGTTCCACGGGTTCCACGCTAAAAATTTTTTTTTCAGAAAAAAATAATTTCAGCCCTATATATAATAGGGATCGTCTTAGTTGACTCCAACCTGTTAAGAGGCCCGTGGGCCGTGGTTACTGATTAGTGGTTAAGCTGCGTTCTTTTCTATCCAGTACGCGACATCCTCTTCGATGTCGTTAGCTGTCTGGTCCATCCATTCTTCGTGGTCTGGATGGTCTGGATTCATGTCGCCTTTTTTCATCGGCTTGATGGTCCGTCCTTTACAGAAGAACAACCCTATCGGGGTTGGCCTGCCTTCCGGGGTAGCTTCGTAGTTGAAGCCACCAAGGTCGCCGCAGTTGAGCGTCTCGCTTGGGCCGTACAGCACCATGACGGCGACGCCGTCTTTGGCTGCAACGAGCTTTTGGCTTCCGGAGTGTTTCACCGCGTCTTTGATAGCGGTGATCGGGTCGCGGGCCTTGGCCCAGCCTCCGTAGCTCCCGCCTGTGATGGCAAAGAAGGTACGTCCGTTTTTAAGTATGTGGTTTGTCATTGAGTTTCTCCGTGGTTAATGGTCCACGGGCCACTCAACAGGTTGGTGTCGTATTCACAATGAGAAAGAGCCGGGCGCTTTTGTGCCTCTTTATTATGTATTATAATAAAGCATCTTATCCCATATGTACATGCGACATAGTGTCGCACCCTAAGTCACTGATTTCATTACGTTTTACCTGATCTTAGGTGCCTAAGATAATCATACATTTTTTTCGAGAGTCCGCACTTTTCGCAAGTCGGAAATTTTTTGCCGTACCGGTCGGAAACTTCTCGGCCTGTAAAACCGCAGGACGTTTTATCTGCTTCCATAAACCTATCTTTCTTTTCGAGGGAATAATGCCTGCCACCACATGGCAGGCGGGAACATGTAAAAGACCCGCCAAATTTCGTCCCAAGTGCGGAACTGAGAACGCCGACGGCGGCTTATAAGCCCGTTACTCATTTTCCGATTTCCATTTGTTGGGGGTGACGTTCATCGTCCAGTTGAAAGCTAGGGTCATGCGTTCGTCGGGAGCCGTGGGCACCGAATGCCGCAGCGAGGCCGGTAAGGTGAGGACGTGGCCTCTAAGATTGCTAAAAATAACGTCGCCCGCGCTTATCTGACTGGGGCCAAAATATATTATCGTGGCGAAATCCGTCCCGTCGGCAACGTGGGCGTGTTCAGTCACGCTTTCTCCCGGCTTCAAAAGGTTGCCCCAAGCGTCAAGTATGTTAATGCCGGTAAAATTAGGGTCGTTAAATATGTTTGATGACAGAAGTTGTTCTCCGAACATTCCGACATATTCGTGGAAAACCGGATCGTTGTTAAAGTGCCTGAAGTCGGTCATCTGACCTCTTACGTTTGTGACGTAATCCATTGGTCCGACGCCCTCGCGGATAGCTCTTTCAAAATGTTGAAGATGGGGCTCCGATGGAACGTACGCTCGAACTATTTCGGTGGGCACGTTAATCCAGTGCTTTTCGATAACTTCCATTTTACCTCCTATAAGGTTGATGAGGGGAGGGCCAGTAAGTAAACCCTCCCCCCGATAGTGCGGTTGCAGCCTTAACCTCCAAATGCGCCAACGACGTGGCGGGAACCCGAGGCTTTGACGGACGCTTAATCCGCAGAACTGCTTCATCGCTTTCGCACCGCTCGGCGAAAGCTGAGTATGTGGGCTCCTCCAAATTAAAAGCGAGGCGCGGCTCGGTAATCGTCTAGCACCTCAATAGCCTGTTCCCGAAGAGCGGGCTTTTCCCTTTCGTGCCGGTGCTGCTCGTCCAGCCAAGCCTCGTATTCGGCTTCCCGCCGATAAAACTTCTCTTCCTCCCACGCGCACTTCGCGCAAAGGTAGAACGGAAACTCACCCGTAATTGGGTCGGGGTTTTCGTACCACCGGCTCTCTGATTTCGAGGCTCCCGCCCCACAGTTTTGGCAGTGAGTGTCGGGTTGACCCTTACTGCTTCGCCCTTCGATGGGGGCTAAGTCCCAACCCATGGCGATATTTAAAAGACGCTTAGGCATGTCTTCTCCTATATAACCCACTCGACTTTCGAGCAGTTTTGTTCCAGTTCCGCGGCCCGTGAGCGGAGGCGCTCGGCCTCTGCTTCGTCGCCGCCTGTCCACTCCACGTCCGCCGCACGTTCGCGAAGCTTACGGACTAGGTACTCGTTCGTTACGAGGTCTAGCCCGAGGATGTCTGCCGCACTATTCGACATATTCCACCAGCCAATCATTTTTCAAGTTCTCGGCACCGCAGGCCTGACACTTCAACCGTGACCAAGCAAAGTGATATACCTCGGTCCACGTGCCGCAGTCCGGGCAGTAAATCCGCTTGGGCTTTTTACCGGCGCGGGTGTACCTGTTTACGTTAGTAAATTTCTTCGGCTCTTTTTCCAGAAACTCGGAGAGCGCCGCCCCGCGATTATCGTCGTCAAACGATAAAACGCGGTTCAGCATCTTCCGCCAAAAACGAAGCGGGTCCATTACACGCGCCCCCGCAACCTGTCAAGCTCCTCCGAGGATGGTGGGAGACTTTCTGCCGGTGCAGTTTCGGCGACGTGGTAGAGCGTTTCCATCTTCTGGGATATGAGCGACTCAATTACCTGCCGACGGCTAAGTTTGACGATCCCGGTTTTAACCTCAAGGTTGGTCCGGATTTCGTCCAGCATTTCTACTGTCGCCGTGGGCAGAACAATCGTTGTTCCCGCATATTTCTTGTCCATAATAATCTCCGTGGTTGGTTGAGGTATGGGACATTAGTGGACATGTACAACCCCGTCAACAGAAAACGACTAAAACGGAATCCAATTAAAATTTATGACTCGGCGGTACGGCACGTCGGTCGCGGTCCAAGATCCGTGGCGCACGAAGGCGGGGAAGGTAACCAGCCGATTAGCTACGGCGTCTACTTTTTTTCCGCCTTCAAACTCGGTAGGACCGTCGCACGTGTCTAGGTACAGAATACCGGTCACGCATATATCTTCCCGTGGAGTGTCTGTATGAAACCCCCCGAAAAAAGAAGTTCCCCCGGAGTACGTCAGCAAATTTGCTTTAGCGCGAACTAACATAAACGGGTTAATTTTTTGTAAAACCGGCGCGACAATTTTTGCAAGCTGCGAACAGCCTTCCCACGCTCGGTCGCCTAGCTGGCCCAAAGCATCAAACGGAATTTCTAGCGGATCATGTTGGTATAAAACGTGAGAAAACTGGTTGTTTTGTAAGTGAATTTCTGGACCGAGTTCCGCGACGTTTGAAAGGTGAAAACCCCACGGAAATCCACCACCCGGACGAAGGGCGCTTTTTAAATCAAAGAAAACCTCGTCATTCAAAAAGTTTTCAAAGATTTTAATCTCCGTCATTTTTATCGACTACTTGCTCTTTCGTAAAAAGGGCGACGTTCCCTGCGATTGATCTTCGGTCTCGTTCCGGCTGCTGGTCGGAGTTGATTGTTTCCTTGTACGGATAGACCATGTGGTTGAGCCAATGCGGGAATATAACGAACCGGCCCGGCTGCGGGTCCATGGTCATCACTTTCGAGGTTCTAAATTCAGCGTGTGAGGTTTGAAGCGTGGGACCGTTAACAAAGGTCAGGCACCCGTCCAGTTGCCGCGAGGCGCTCTTCAGGTTAATGGCTTTCGAGTTACGCATATTTTCCGGCACTCGCGTCCAGTAAACAAAGCTTAACCCGGCAGCGGTGCGCTTGCCGTGATCGTGAATTGGGTTGTAGTCCCCGGGCAAACTGTCAACCACCCAAGCTTCGTAGCAATTCGCCGCGACGTAAGGACAGTTAGGGTCTTCTTGCGAGGCGTAGAACTGCTGAACGTACTGCATAGCCATGGACTCGGCGACCCCGTAAACACCATGGAACGGGTCGCAGTAATCTTTGTCGAGATATATCTGTTCACCTTCGTTGATCTGACCAACCAGTTGATCTGAAAAATCCACCTGTTCCTTTTGAAGCTTTATTTCATCGATTTCATGGTTAACGCCTTGGCTAAACCAAAAAGGTAACGTGGTCTCCAACACAAAAAAATCGATAATCGAATGTGCTTTTAAGTCGGCAGAAATATTACCCTTGTAGTTGCGATGCGCCTGTCCGACGTCGCGCCTACCCACCTTCCGTTCGTCAGCGGACGCTTGAGCCCTATCCATCGTCTTCTTCTCCCATGTCTCTTTTGTAGTGTTCTAAGAAAAGGTTTTTGGCC